CACGGATAACACGTCCGATCGTCTGTGCCATCTCAACAATAGGCAGATTTCTGAGCAGAATAGTGTGAGTCAACCCAGGCACATTGATGCCCTCAGAGAGAATAGAATAGTGGAAGATTACAAACTTTTTAGTGTCATCACCACCCCAAGACTGGAGCACGTTGAAGAACTCTTCGCGACCAACTTTCTTGCCGTTGATAACAGCACCAAACTTAGAGGTGATGTGCATCACGTCATAATCATTGTTCTTGAAATACTCAAGAATGTCAGTCTGTCCGAGCATGTTACCCAGCACTTTGCTAGATGGTGCAGACACCAAAACTTTAGGGTTCTGAGTGTCATCGAGTTGCTCAAACATATCCTTCAAGTTGTCAGCATCAACATCGTGTGCGTTGTGCTTAGTGCGGATGCGATTGGTCTCGAACGGTACAACTTTAGGGGGAACGATTGCACCACTAGCGATGAGTTCCTGTGCAGGAACATTGCAGAGCACGCCACCCCAAACATCGGTGTTATTCATACCGCGAGCAACACTCACACCACGACCAGTTTTAGGTGTTGCAGTGAAATAGTAGCGGCGCTGAACATACTGAGCAGTAGCAAAGACGCTACGGAAGAAACTTTTTGCGGTGCCATTGTGTGCTTCATCAAAATAAATGGTGTCAATATCAATACCACTATCTACAACACGGTGCAGAGAATGATAGGTGGTGAATATAATGCAGGACTCACCTGCTGCTCGCGCAGTGTTGTTGAACAGAGCAATCTTTTCAGGTTTAGTGCTACTGAAATAGTGAGTTTCACCACTGTGAGCATGACAAACATGTGTCCAAGTTCCGCTCACAAACTGCATAAACTCTTCACAGAGTTGATTAGCGAGAAGAATACGCGGAGCAACAACAACAGTGGTGCTACCTTGTGCAGCACGAGCAACACAATCAGCGATCATGATGTAAGTTTTACCGCCACCAGTAGGCACAATGATTTGACCTGCATTGTTGCTTTGCATAGCATCAAATGCACGTTGCTGGTGAGGACGAAGTTGCATGTAATCCCTTGACTATGAATATAGTATTGCATAAAAAAAGACTCCTGTCAAGGAGTCTGTGCCAGTTTATGCAGGTGTCACATCCCAATCATCGGTGGGCACCATTGTTTTAATTACATGTTCAACATTTTCGATTCCATAAACAATAACTTGTTGAGTTGAATAGAATCCATTGACTGCTTTTTGTCGCCGCCAAGTGATACGCCAGCGATCTTTATTCATTGATGAGTTCATCGATAACTTCAGATTCGCTGCCTAGAATAGCAGTAACCCAATCATCTTCTGGTGCTTGAATGATGTCATTCTCGTCCCAAGAGATGTCAAAATCTTCATTGTACATGTTGTCCAAAACCTCCACGTTGTTCAATGTTAGATCGACGCTCAACATCAAGAAATTGGCGTCGTTTTTGTTTTAGTGTGCGAAACTCTTCTTCAGTGTAATTTTCAGGGTGCTTCAAACATTTGTTGATCTTTTTTACCATTGATCGTAATGTCTCTGCCATTGTTCTTCGGGATAGTGTGACCTCCGTTGTTGACTTCGTAAGCATAGGGCACACCCAACGGAAAAGATGTGCCCAGTGTGCCAGTTAATCAGGCGTCTACAGTTGATGTTAGTTCTGCAACTAAATCTAGGTGATTCTTACGCTTCATGAACGTATTATCAAACCATTTGCGATAACCAACCTTCGGACCTTCGTTCTGTTTGTGTTTCAAACCGTTCTCACTGGCAATAGACAACCAGTAGCAGAAGAATGGAACACCTTCATAGAATCCATCAATCTTACCACGATTAGGGATTCTTGTAGGAGTATTGTTCTCACGAACAATCCAACTTGCTGCGTTAAGTTTACCTTTACTAGCGACTGGAACAGGAATAACATCACCATCTTCATCCAATGCAGTCTCTGCAATGAGAGAACATAGCATCTTAACCTTATCATCGAAAGGTCCGAACTTGATATGGAATAAGAACAGTGCCGTCAGGAAAGTCTGGTCAAATTGTTTATTGTAACCAGTAGAGTCCAACAGTTCATCAACTGCCTTGATTGTGTCCCTGTATTCATACACTGCTTCCAGAGTTTTCATACGCTTGTACTCACTCTGGGTGATCTCTTCGTTATCAGTATCAGACCACAAACCACGCTCACCATAACTGGTAGCATTGTCCCACATGCAAGTATAACTCAAAGCAGTAACAAATTGCCCTTCTTTGAACTTCTTGGTTTTGGGAGTAAGTTTCAACGACTTCATGCACCCAGTAACAACCTCAGCAGCAATCTCTGCTGCGGTAGGGTTATCAAACGCCCAGTAAATGCTACGGAGTCCAGTGAGAGTTTTGTCTCTATATTTCACAGCGAGAACATTCTCAGGCACACGATCTGACAGACCTTCTTGCCATACAAGACCGCGTGAGTTAGCATCAAGACGCCACCCAGATCCTGCATCATATGATGTACCGTCTTCCCATACATCGTCCTCTGTAAGTTCACCCAGAGCGACTACATGATGCGTAGGAAAGAGTTTCCGAAGGTGGTCAATGACTCCCTTCTTTTTAATTCTGTTGCGCGTATTCCGTTGAGTAATCCACTCTGGATAGGAGAGAAACTCGGTTCGGGAGATGAGTCCAATCAGCACATCATCTACACCAGGCAGGGAATACCACTGCCCAACTTTTAAGGGTTCCATACAAAAATCCTCTTTAATAGTAGGTTGATAAAGTCTAAAGATCGGGTGTGATCTCGACTCGTGTGTATTATATATCAGGTTAGAAAGGATGTCAAACCTCTATTCAACCGATTTTTAGCAAACTTAACATAATCTTCATCAATATCGTATCCAATGTAATCCCATCCCATAATCTGTGCTGCTACAGCAGTTGTTCCAGTTCCCATAAAAGGATCAAGAACAACACCATATTCTCTGCCAGTAAGTTTCAAACAATCTTCGACAAGTTTGAGTGGGAATGTAGCAGGATGTTTTCCTCTGAGTTCTTTACTGTTAATAGTTTCATACGGCACGAACCAACAGTTACCTTTGTCTCGTAGATTTGGTTTTGTTTCTGCTGTGTTTTTACCTCGAATGTTTGCTTCATAGTACTCATACTTTACACCAACAGAGAGTCGATCAATCTCAACATTACCATCTTTTGTGAAATGAAATAGATGCTCCCAAGTAGGACAAACAAACCGTTTGCTGTTAATTGGTTTGAAATGTCCAGAAGTTTTACCATTTACATGGATAGATTTAACCCAGTTGATATGATTTTGCAAAATCCAGTCGGTTCTAAGTGCGAGACCGACCTCCATGCCCACCCATGGATCGATATTAGAATATCCCATGTTAACAAACAGATGCCCATCATCTTTGAGCACACGTTTACTTTCACGAAATATTTTTACCAACCAATCAATATAATCCTGACGAGGTTTGTTATCGGAATACCTGCCATAGTTGATGTTCAAATTGTAAGGTGGAGATGTGACGATAGCATCTACGCTACCGTCCTCCAGTTCCTTCATCCCTTCTAAACAATCTTGAAGATAAATCATGCGTTGAAATACTTTGTGCGCCACTTTTTCGCTTTGGTGATGGTGCAGGCAGGATGTGTGGCAATCAAATCACTACCTTTAACGAATCTGAAACGAACGATAGGGAATTCTACAATATCCATAAGGATATAGTCAAGATCACTTTCCTCAATGTGTTGCTTTACTTCATCAGGTTTGACCTTTCTACCTGATCCAACCATAGCAGATGGAGCGAAGTTACATCCATTCTTGGTAACACATTTACCCTCTACTTTATTGATAACTTTACGCACCCAATCATATCCCTTTTCATCAACATACTTGAAATCTGCAAACAAATAAGGAATCTTTCTTTCTAAGAAACGTGACGCTGTGCGACCATCTCTAAAGAGTTCATATACTTCTTCAAGGGGAAGATTCCAGAACTTGACTTGACTTGATAGGTCATATGTATAGACCTCATCATAAGAAATTTCAGGGAGTTCCATTGGTTTTGTTGTCTTACTTTGTAAGTGTACATGAAAAACGAGAGGGAGTCAACCCTCTCGCACCAGTTTCCGAAGTGTCACAGGATAAGTTTCTTTTCGGGATAAACAGGTTTGTTGAACATTTCTCGGTATTGATCTTCAAGATTACTAGCACATTTTGCGATATACATCACAAACTGTTTGTCAATCTTAAGAGTAGTTTCACTAGAATCTTGCAGAGGTGCAAACGGTGCAAATGCTAATTGTGTTCCTTCTTGATTAGCAGGAATAGCAACGATTGCATCACGAATCACCACACTATCATCAGTTTCTTCCTCTAGATCACACACTACGTTCTCACCAGATACAAAACGAATTACTTTTACTGTCATCGGTATAGTTCACTTAAATGTAATTTTTCAACGATTGTTTCAACCTCTTTCATCTTTTCAAGATACATCGGTTGTTCAATCAGTTTATCAGCATAAAATCGTTTTTGCAAGTCAGAAACATACAAAAACAAAGCATCCTTTAGAATCATTTTCTCGTTTTTGTCAAGAATTTGTGAGTGGAGGAATTGCACTATGCGTTCCTCCTGATTGAATCAAGATACTTCAGAACATCATCACGAACCCACATAAGTTCGTTATAACATTTTTGATTGTGAGCACATTGACGCAATTTATGGTCAGGTTTAAGAACAGATTCAATAAAGAGATCTAAACCTCTATTAAATTTAATGTCTTGGGATTCGTTATCCATTGATGTTAAGACTGAGTGGTGAAATCCAGGTCGTAGTCTACTGCACTTCCGTCGTCATACTCCATGTCTTCATAAAATCTTTCGGTTTTATCGAAGTCATTGCCATCCATCATCATCGTATTCAATTTGTTGACGCTTTCGTGATCCTTTTGTTGTCTTGGACTGATAGTTGTCATAAGATTCTTCTCCCCAATTTGATCGGTTTGTTCCACCTTTTTGACGCTTATCACGGATAGATTTACCAGGCGAGTAGTAACCGCGTTCGGCACCACCACGTCGAAAAGTCTTGCCCATGTCTAAAGATGTTCGGATTAGATAAACTACTGTGTTATATATCTCAGTCTACATCACGATAAACGGAAGCGTAATCTTCCTTATCGTCAGTAGGCAGAGGATAAATCTGGGTGTGAAGTTCTTCAAAGCAGTAACCAACACCCTTCAAGAAGTCTTGTGTCTTCTCTACTACTTCGGGCAACAAAGTTGCTTCAAATTCTTTTGTAGTTACGGTTTGATCCTCATCGGTACAGATGAGAGTGAACTGAGGCATGATTCTCCTTTGAATACCTCAGTATTATAGCATAAAAAAAGGGGGTTCGATACCCCCTGTGCCAGTTTAGAAAACGACATTCCATGAGATCGAGATCCGTTCCCCATCACAAAAGTGAGGTTGCACTAAATGTTCTACCCAAGAATTAAATACTAGACCATGTGAAGGTGTTGGTGCAACATCAAATCCTTCGGGATGATACATGCTTAAGCGAGCACCTTGACGAGGATCTACTACAACAAACTGCCCCTGATCTTTTGGCATGTCTTCTGGTACTTGCAACCAAAATACTCCGCTATAAATTGCACCAGGGTGAGAATGTTGAATAGAATATGCACCTCTACCCATGGTCATAGACCAACAGTTGATAAAAACTTCTTCTTCTTTTAGTATTGGTGTTTGAGTAAACTGAGCAAAATCATATGTTGCTTTATAACACAAAGATCTCAACTGTTTTGACCAGTCAGTATCAAGTGCAACTAGATTGTCTTCTGAATGATATGATAGTTCTCCTGTAAGAGAATATCGATTACGTTTTTCATGAGGAGTTTTTTGCCTCTCCTCATTTATATGATTGATAATACTATCCCAAAGTGGTTGTGCGTCTTGAAGTTGAATTTCGTGAATGTGAGTATGAAATAAGTCCATAATAATATCAAGTGTTGTTTGGTCTAAGATCCTTTTCGCCGTTTTGTTTTTCCCACCAATCTAAATTCCATTCGGTATTCCATGCAATAGAGATTCTATCTTCATCGCCATAGTGGGGATTGACATAATGTTGTAACCAATTAGGAAACACTACGCCTTTCTTTTCATGAGGAACAATGCGACAAACTTCACCACCAACGGCAATATCCATATGTGCAGCAGGTCTAGGATCTACAACACAAAATGTTCCTTCGTCGTGAAATTGTCCGCCATCCCCTTTATTGCCGATTCTTTCTGGAACCTGCAACCACATCGTGCCCGCTAATTTACAGCATGGATGTGAATGTGCTTGTGAAATTGCACCTTTATTTAATATAACTCCCCAACACTGAATCGACACATTATCGATATCAGGTACAGGAGAATAAGTTGCGTTGGTAAAGTGATACCAGTAATCGCAACTAACTTGATACAATAATGCTCTAAGTTTTTTTGACCAATCAGTATCTAATTGTGCCAAATCGTCCTTAGAATGAAAAGATCCATGTCCTCGGACAGAATAAGACCCCGAGATATTATTGCAGGATCCTTCTAAAACTTGTGCTTCGGATATTCTCCGTTGCTCGTAAATATGGTCAATAATTTGAGTCACCAAATCATCGTCCCCGATTTGAAATCGGTGGACATAAGTCGCAAATAATTCCATAAAAATTAGAGTCCCGCAGGTTTGGGATACTTTTGCTTGATTGATTCAAACAAGTCTAGCATATCAGACGCTTCTTGTCCAACATCTGCACCACTTGCTCGTAATGCTTTCAATGCACTCCAAATTACCGCCATTTGGTCAGTCTCATCAGGATATTCCGCTCTGCGGTTACCAATGTAAGTTAAGTCATAGATGTACTTATCGGGATGAGGTTGGTGCTTAATAATAAATGCAGACCATTCTTCCTCGGTCCATGCGCGAGGTTCACCAATATTTTCTCCTGTTGCACCATCTACATCATAGTGTTGATACTTTTCAGGACCACCAATATTTTCTCTATACCAGGCAAGTTTTTCTTCGTCTGAAATTTCTCTCAGACCTTGCACTGCACCTTCTTTAACGTGAATAGACATTTTAGATAATACCTCTTAAATTATGGTTGCATGTAGGAATCATAGAGTTCAGCACCCTCGAATCCTGCTACACCGAAGACACTGATAATGCAGTTCACACCTTGACCAACATTTCTCATACTTCTATTACAAATCATCTGAATACCGTTGATGGGATAGGAATTAGATTCTGCGTGATCACATCTCCAGTTACCACCAATGTGAATTCTTTGACCACCTTGACGTGAGAAACCGCCTCCATCAAATACATATGCCCAATAGTTACAAGTACTACTATTAGGAGTATTGCCGATAAATCCTCTATAAACAAAAGAAGATTCTCCGTTTGAACCCAAATCATAAGAGTCATCCGAGTTAATCAAACGGATAAGATCTTGTCCGTTTTCGTTATTTCTTGGGAAACCATCATTGATGTGGTGAGATCTAACGGTATGAAAATATCTACCACCATTATCAACGTTACCATTACCACGAATAAATCTCAGATAATATTCACCATTATCACCACTAGGTTCAAAGAAACTCATGTAAATTTCATAACCCGCATATCTACCAGACTGTCTACTTACAGACTGTCCCCAGAACACGTTAAAACTACTCCAAGCATCTTTACGTTGAGCACGAGCAATTAACTGTCTTCCACCGATTGCGTGCCAACTTGCACCATTACTACCTTCACCGTTGTGATCGAAATACGATTCATGAACTTCAGTTTCAGTATTCCAACGGAATGTAGTTAACTGATTGGATGAAGGACGTGATGCTCTGTTACCAGAATCAATACCAGTACTAACGGTAGCATTTACCCAAGCAGATCCATTCCACGACAAAAGATCATTTGTCGAAGGACTTGATACTGAAACATCAGTAAGATCATTAAGAGTATTTGACGGCGCTGCACTCAGCGTCGAACCATTATTAAAGGTAATACCACCTGTGCCAACAGCAACCTGGGTAGCATTTACTTGTGTGCAATTAAGGGTTCCCATTCTTGTGTTCCTTGTTGTCTTATTTATTTAGTCACTAACAGTATTTAGTGAAATTACGATTTGATCTCTTCTACAATCAGGAAAGATGCCATTGGCACCCCACCAAATTGAGACCAAGTTTGTCCAAAGTGAATGTTTGCAGTTGTGTTACCTTCAGACGCCCAATATGGAGTAACTATGATTTCTGATCCTCCAGGTGCTGTGATTTGAAACAGATTTTCGACAGTTGCATCACATGCTTGCTCAATGTCAGTATCTCTAGGAGAACCAAAAAACATTGGTCTACCACCCGCTTGATAACCGCCACCTGCTTTTGACCAATAAAAACGCATCGCAGCGCGAGGCATAGTTCCATCCAATTCACCATTACAAACAAAAGTAACTCTTAAAAGAGGATTAGTAGATTTTGTAGTAATAGTAGTTCTAAATCCACTAAAGATTTCTTGCATTGAGGCATTAACAGGAGTTCGACCACCACTGTCAACCTCAGGACCTTTAATTACTTGAAGAACTTGACCTGTATAATAATCAAATTGATCAACAGTATCTTGCATATATGCAACCTGTTTAGCACCATCAATAATTTGTAGAGTGGCATTACTTTCAATGGTTAATGTATTACTACCACTGATTGTTAAATTCCCATGATGAAAACCATGAGTAAACTTTTCATCGCCATTTGCTGTAGGACCAACAACAGTATTCTCAGAGAGAGTAACACCATTCGTCCTGATTATAGCATCATTACCAACAGAAGGTCCACCACCTGCTACTTCAGTCCAACCAGCACTACCAGTTCCATCATCTGCCTTATAAATTTCAGCAGAGTCGTTATCAGTATTAAAACGCAATGTTCCTACAGAAACACCTGTAGGTTTATTTGCTTCCGTACCAGAAGGTAATCTAAACACACTGTTTTGGTTTAAGAAACTAAGTGTGGTGATGATCGCTTCAGTAGATGTGGCAATTTGATTGCCACTAATTCTAGAGATTGCCATATCTTACTTTTTTGGATCCTTAGATATTTATAGAATCAGATAGGCATTTCAACAATGTGAACCGTATCAGTTGCTAAAGGTGCATCACCAGAACTAAAGACTACGTTACCACCGTTAGCATCAACAGTGTAATTTGTGCCTGCAATCTGTGCAACACCATTTAGGAATACTAATACAGAGTCATCAACGTGTTGAATACCTGTATAGGTTGTAATAGCAAAGGTTAATGTAGTTCCGTCACCAGTATATGTGCGAGTAATATACTTATCAGGACCAACAACACCACGACCAGTACCTACAACATCACCATCAATTCTTACGTTACCATCAACATTGATTCTGTAAGAATTATTTGGAGTAGTTCCAATACCAATAATCGTGCTGTTATTGTAAGAATCAATATTGATATCCCCAGTATCAGTTAGACCAAACTCTTTCCATACTCCATTATAGTAAATCCAACCTAATGATTTACCAGGAGTCCAGTTGATATTGTAAACCAAATCACCATCAGCAGGTGTATCATATCCTGTGATATTAGTGAAGTTTGGTTGACCATTGGAATCCTCTGGTGCAAGAAGTGTCTGCTTAATAACAGTACCATCTTGGTTGAAATATGTAATCTTCTTAGAAGAAAGGTTATTAGTGAAGGTAGTTTGACCTTGGAAGGTAACAGGACCAGCGAAAATAGATTCTAACTGGTTAGATGCACCACCAATAACAGTCAGTTTGTCGGTAAGAACCAACTCAGAGAATGTTTCAATCGTTGTGTTCTCCTCACCAACAACATTCAGTTGTGCAATATCTTCGTTAGTGATCTGACCAGTAACAGGGTTAATAACCTGGTTACCAATAAACAGGTCACCATTAGAGTTCAGACCAGAGTAGAAAGCAACACCACCTTCTTCTTTAATAGACTGAGAGAACTTAACCTGATCAGCAGATAATGTTTCTACTTGTGTCTGAGGGAACGCTGTTGAATAGTTACCAGGACCGAAACCAAGATATTCAAACGTGTGATTACCTGATCTAAGGATTGAGTGTCTCCTAAATTCAACTGGGATAGGTGCGACAGTCCCATCATTATTTTCGCGGATAGCGATTTTTCTAACCTCTTCATCACCATTTCTTGCAGTTAATTCAATACCAGATAATCTTTCATTGACCGAATCATAGTTTGGAGTTGTACCTGGTTGTGTCCAACCACTATCAGTTAATAAGAACTCAATCGCTTCCTTAGTAATAGATCTCTTAGGATCTTTGTTAGGTGTAGGTGTAGCACCATCGGTAGAATTTACGAGACCGATAGTTTCATTGTCAGCGACGGATACAGCAGCGTCAGGGTCAGCAATAGGGTTGTCTCTGTCAAACGTAGGATAGACTTCGTTGACGTTTTGACTGAATTTCCTGTCGTCGAAGTTAGAAGTTGAAGGTGCAATAGATGCACAAAGCAGGGTGATATAGTAGATTCCATCGGCAACACCTCTCTCGAATTCTTGAACTACTTCAATATCGTAGATATAAAACGCTTTTTGAAGATTATATGCTGTTGTGTCCGTATTCAGAGGTTGCATTACATAACCACTGATAGGATCACGAGGCAGAGGATTAGTCTTGTTCTTGTCAATTACATAGCGAACACGATATGTTCTATCTTGTAAATCACGAGGGTCAGGAATCCTCTTAAGGAATGTTGTAGGTGTAAAGTTTACATTATTGTATTGTGCGTTAGTAGAAAGTGTAGTGTAAATGCTATTGTTAGTTGCACTTACAGACAGATACCAACCACCAACAACATTGGCAACACCACCAATGGTATATGTATTACTGTCATATTGGATAGGAGATCCAGTAGTTCCAGCAGAAACACCAGATACACTAGGACCATAAGGGGAAATTGATGCGGATTGTGTTGCTGCTTCTTGTCCCTGAACAGGAACTAAGAGGCAGTTAATTTTATCTGCAACAGCATCTACTCCAGTTCCATCTTGGCGAGCACCAACTGTGAAACCCTGAACTCTAGTTGTTGGAGGAGATGCCTCAACAGTATATCCATAGAGATACAGTCTTGTGCCAGGAGTACCACCCTGACCAGCAAGTGCAGCGTTAATTGTTTTAGTTCTCTGGATATCAATGTTTACCCAGTTAACAGATGTTTCCTCACCGAAGATAATATTACCATTAACTGTTCCAGTATTAGTTGCAGTCAATGTAACAACTCTGGTGTTTGTATTAACAGCACCAACTAATGCACCAGATCCAATATTTTCACCAGTGACGGTCATGCCTTCAATAACACCGTTAATAGAACCATTATTAGCAAGTGTAATCTGAGAAGAACCATTCGTTCCTGTTGCTGCTGTCGAAATGACATTAAGTGACTTAGGAGGAATGATGTGAGTCAGTGTACCTGCTTTATCTTTAGAGAATGATTTCTTCTTAAATCCAGCAGAACGAAGAGCAGTATTACCAAAGTTGGAGTTACTGTTCGTAATCGACATGTCAGCACCACTTAGTGCAATAAAGTGACCTGCATATCCAACAGCGAACACCGAAACTGCCTGAATGAAGGAGTCATTTGAACACTTAATGTGCTCATGTCCCCATCCTTTGCGATACTCAGCAAAACCATCCAAGTGAGCACCATCACCAGCAGTTGCTACATCATAGTTACCAGTAGAAGCATTATATCTTACAAATGCTCTATCATCTTTTTGCAGTGACAGACCAGTAAACTGCGCCACAACCATTGATTTGAAACCAGTTGCTTTGCTACCATCTGCGTGCATACCATTCATGCCCCAGACACTTCTCAGTGACAGGTTAAACGCATATGGAGATGCAGAGTCAACAGTATCAATCTCAGTCTTAACAGTAATATTAGAACCAATAGCATTACCAGTTGGTTCACTCGCCATCTGATAAGTAAAGACGTTACCAGATGCTGAAGTAACAGTAAATGATCCGTTGTATAGTGAAGCGTCAACTTCAGATTGTGGTCCAGTAGATCCAGTTACACCACTAATATTGATGTTAACACCTACAGAGAATCCGTGATTTCTTGGATTATCAAATTCATCAACAGTGACTGCTGTTGCAGTATTACCGTTACGAGTGATTTGAAGGACTCTGTATTCATCAGAAATAGGACCAACGATTCTGTTTTCTTCAACTCTTGCCTGAATTTGGTCAGCAGAAGGATCGCCAGATGTATCAGGAATAGTTGCAAACGCTTTAGATACTTTCTGGTAGTAAATCTCTAGATCTGTTCTCTCTAAAATATTAGGAACAGCAGAATAGTCTGCATTAGGAACAGTTCCATTTGAAATTAGAGTGGACAGAGGATTCAAACCATCAGCAAATTCAAAGCAAGTAAGTCTATGGTGAGAGAACTTAGGAGGAATATTCTCAACACTATCGGGTTTGAAATATACACCTTCTTCAGCACCATCGAAGAAGGAGAATTGCCAGAAATAAGTACCACCAGTTACCTTAAAAATAGCAGTGCGGGGAGGAACTTGATCTTCAGTGTTAATACCCTTTGCAGCGTAGATTGTAGGGTATGGAACATACTTAGGAATAATTTTTGTGCGTCTCAGGTCAGTGCCGACGAGGGAACAACCTCTAGGAACAATGATACCACCTTCGACAGAGTTATACTTATATAATACGTTATTTGGAGATGTTAAATCTAAGTTTGAGTTTTCATCAATGGGAGCAACATTAGTATAAAGAACATCACCAGGTCTATTATCAACGATATATTCTGCTGGATACAGCATAATCGAGAAGGCGTCGAATTCGTCATTCGATAAACCTACTCGATAAGAGAATCGTGCTACTTCAAGAAACGCCCTTTGCAGAGACTTAAAAGGTCTCAATGCAGAGTTACCTCTGTTGTCAATAGCATCAGAGGCATCGAAGTCGTCAGGGTTGACGTAGATAATACGTCCCGTGCGGGACGTAATAATATTCTTAAGTCTAGTAAGGGACATTTCTTACGCTGCTTTTATTGTTATTTATTGATGATACACTGAAGCATTATGCGCCAGGTGCAGTTGGATCATACTTCTTGACTGTAAGACCAGTACTCAGATCTTCAAATCCAACTAATGTAAAGGTGTTGTTTTGAGTTGTGCTGTTAACAACAACTCTTTCACCAGGTCCGACAACTAAAGCAGTGATTTTTGCTACTGCATTATTTGCATTAGCAGCACCCTGAGCAATATACTCATCACCTTCTAAAGCAGTGCTATCAGTTAAGATAGAACTAATTGTTGCGGTAGTTCTTGCGGTGCCACCTAAATTAGGATTATCTTGGAAAGTATCTGATGCACTCCATGCAGGAGAACCAGGACCAAGAATAAACTCTAATGTAGTACCAGTGTAACTACGAACATATCCATATGCACCTGTAGTAATTGCAGAAACTGTATAAGTTGTTCCCTCAAATGCAAATGTATCATTAGTGGTCCAAGTTCCTGTTACATCATAAACATAGATACCACCATATTCTACACTGTCAGAAACGCTAAATCTTCTATCAGAACCACCGTAAACAGCGCCAGCGTTGGAACCTGTGACACCATCATAAAAATAAATGATACTTAAATCAGTAGTAAGACCGAAGTTATACTGAACATAAGCGCCAGCACTACCAGCGGTGCCATTAGTAGTTTTACCTGTAGTAAATTCTGTTCCATTATCATCTGCGGTGGCGATGTCACCGTCAGGACCATATTCACCGTTAACAGTTGTAGATAATTTAAAATCTCTACCACTCATAGAGGAGTCAGAAACATCAAAACGGTAAGATCTATCACCAAATAATACGATTGGAGATACACTACCTAAATTATATGTTCCACCAGCAGTAGTAGTTGAGAAAACATATTCTGCTGCGGCAGTACCAATACCACCTGCTTGAATTGTGCCAGATGCAGTTCCGTTTCCGATAACATCACCATCATCAAATTCACCACTAGTGCCCGTTCCACCACCAGTACCGTTGATGGTTGAAGGTCCAACTCTTAAGGTAACAGTATTAAGTTCTTCATCTGTAGCGATGTCATAAACAACTGCGGTTGTTGTATTTGGTGCTGTGCCGATAGTAACTGTATCACCAATGGCAAAATCACCGCCAGATACAGAACCTAAAGTAATAAGTCTAATGTTTAATGCTTTTACATAAACACTAGTAAATGGTGGAATGTAGAATGATTCAAACTTTGCAGTCTTTTCAGAATCACCAGATGTAAGTAAAGTTCCCGCAGATAGTTCATCATCAGATCCAAAGTTAGTATCTAAATCAAGTCTATATGAGGAAATAAGATCACCCTCATGCAGTTTATATGTGTTTGCATCGAGTTGCAATCTTTGATCATATCTTTTAATTGCTACACTGTAAGTAGAAGCAGTGCCATCGTTGGCAACAGTTAATACAGTGCTCGCAGAAGAATCCACAGGCGAACTATACAAAAGTGTATTAGTATTCGCAGCGGGTTTTGAATGTGCAAGTAATCCTTGAGTTGCCATGGTTAGTTATTAAAATCCTGCGTAGAAGAATTGTTGGAGTCTGGTTCTACCAGTGAGGTTAGCGGCACTGAGACCAGCACCAAAAGCAACGTCTTCTAAAGTAACGTTTTCAGTAGAAAGAAGTGTTGCATCAGCATCAGGGAATCTGATAGTACGATCTGCGGTAATATTATCCGCACTAATAGTAACACCAAACGTATTCAACGCTTCTTTAATAAGAGGTTGCTGTAACGTTTTATTCTCTAGAACTTGTCCAGAGAGTGTTGTTACTAAGGTATTCGTCTCTGATGTATTTAGTTCAGCAGCAGCAGGGAATTGAAATAGTGCATTTGTCAGAGTCTGCTGATTAGCAACACTAAATGTTGCTTTCTTTGTTGTGTCCGTAGGATCTTGAAGAATAAGAACTTCAACACTCTTGTTTTTCAATACCTGCGTAGAGTCTTCACCAACCATAGTGAAACTCTGATTGGGAACAGTAATGATTCTGTTTGCATCGAGTGCATCAGTATTAAACTGTGCCCAGTTTGTTGCTAATTCTGCGTTAGCAGCAAGTTTCAAATCAACAAACGTTTTAGACAGTGCAGTTTGCTCTGCCTTTGTGTCCAAAAGTGTAGACGCTGTTGCTGTAGGTTCTACTGTCGTAGTTACAGGACCAGCATCAGGTAAGAAATATTGACGACGGGCATCATTAGTTGTTGCCCAGTTAATTTGGAAGATTGCTTCCTCATCACCATCAGTGATAACAAAGTTATCTTCATCAATAAGAATAGTTTTATTTCTAAGAGTTTGTGTCGTATCATCACCAACAATTGTTGTGCCATTACCAGAAGTAATAGTAGGTAATGTGAAGATACGAGTGTTAGTTCCTGTACCAATATTACCGATTTCAAATCTTGCCTTGGGACCTTGTGAGTCTTCAAGGATAAAAGATTCATCAGTTAATTGAAACTGACCAGTAACTTTAACAGAACCAGCACCCTTTGGAGATAAAACAATATCTGCATTATTCGCGGTGTCATCAACAGCAGTGAGATAAAGAGCACTGCTACTATTTGCACCTTCGATTCTAGACATATAGAATCCACCAACACCAAATGCTAAACCTAGTTGGTCGTATGCATTTTGGTAGACTCCACTGTTTCGATCCAGGTCAAAACATAACCCAGGATCAGTTTTCGATCCCCCAGCAACACCTTTGAATAATTGATTTACCTTTGCCTTACGGTTAGGAATCAAAGGATCAGAAACCACAATCGGAAGAATTGCTTCACCCGAAAGGTTAGCATCTGAAATAGTTTCTAACTGAGAAATTTTACGGGTTCCCACGAATAATCACACTATTGGATACAGGTCTATTTATACGGATACAATTCATTGTATCTAAGGAACCTTCTTTTTGAAGGTTCAACCTCAAGTGATTTACAACACTCAAGATAAGATTCCCATTCAGGGACTAAGTTCAAAGGAATCAATAAATCTGTGTCCGAGGATGAGTTCTTTGAATTCCATTGTTTTTTCATATTTATTCCTGTGATACTCTGCAAGTTCATCTACTTCACTGAGAAGTTCTTCATAAAAACGACGTGCAGAAACTTCGTCGTCATCAAGGTAATCTAGAATAACGTCTGCTAAACGACATTTCCTTTGATGAGAATATGTTTCCATCACAGTTTACCTCCAACTACACCACTATTAACTGTGCGGGTGTAATCATCGAGAGTGCCATCTTGCAAGCATTTAAGATGCCAGCGGGACATGGTTAGCACTCCTTCATATGTTGCACCAGTAATAAAATGCTGACCAAGAGGTTCTTTCAAGATGCTAGTATACAATCCAAAGCGAGTCTTTTTGATGTAAAAAGCATCATCAATCCACTCAGCATTTTCAGGAATGTCTTTTTCTACAGTTCCACCGAAGGAAGTTTCAAGCACCGTCTTCGGTTTTGTACTGCCACTCGTCTGTGTGTCCAACTGTCCACCACTTTGGTTCTGTTTCAACGGCATAGTTTTGTGTGCAAACTTTGAAATCGGGTTGTTCAAGTTTCCCTGGGATAAGAGAATTATCTCGCCAGATTACTCGATTGTTTGGTTGGGCAGCGAACTGTCCATTATCGAGGGCGATGACGTTGAACGATTTATGTTCGGGATCCAACTCAGAAAAATTAGTGTCAATAATAGACTGATCTGGATGAGCAGAGTCAATCGTAAATTCATACTCTCCTGCGTGCATTTTTTTGTCCTTGCCAAAGAACTCGCAACGTCCCAGAATAGGTTTCCGAACTACCGTGATATTATAGTCGAAACAGTCCCAAAGTTCAAGTACATCTAATGGTAATTGATCTTCAGGATCAAAATCCTTTTTCCATACGAATGCGCTCAATGGTAACTTATCAAATAGAGCACCATATTCAGTGAGAAGCGTCTCAAAATACAATGCTTTTGTTTGAACACTCTTTACAGAAATCCAAATACCTGGGGTCAGTTCACCGTGTCCCTTCTGATGGTCGTATAGATACTCCTTTTTCACCCATACTGGATTCGGTGGAAGTGGATGTACTAGAAATGCCATGTTTTTCTAACCATTCTTTGTTGTGTTTTCTACCCTCAACAACCTTATACCAGGGTGCATATAAAGGACCATCATAGTCTTTTTTCATTACTTAGCAAAGTTCATGTTAAGTAAGATACGATTAGGACTTGTAGTAGGAGAATGACCTGTATGGAAGTGCCAACCATCAAAAAATACTAGACGATTTTTCTTTGGAGTGATAGTTTCAAGAATTGTTAATTCATCATCATTATCCAGGTTTTGTCTCATACGAGATCCCTGACCATATCTTTCATTATATATGATAGTATCTCCATCAGTATCAGAGAAATAAAGAATTGCAGTCCAGTGTGGACTACCAACATCAACATGAGGATTATGTCGTACTCCATTAGACATAACAGTCATATCCGCTCTACAACGAATACAACTACCACCATTAAGTTTAAAATGATCTGCAGTAATTAAACACAATGGAAGGAAAAATTCTGTTTTAGTTGCATCAAATCCCATTTGTTTTGACGCATCAAACATGCCTTTTGCACATCCGATCTTCCATGGTTCATGTCCTTCTTGCGCTAAAGGACCCATAGAGATATTTCGATTAAATTTCCACTCACACGCATAACTATGCAGATAACTGTCTAGATAGTCGAAATAAGTTTTATTCAGGAAATCATCGATAATAACTGGTTTGAACATAATCATAATTAGTGATTAACTCCCCTTCCTGGGATCGAACCAGGGACCAAACGATTAACAGTCGTTCGCTCTACCGCTGAGCTAAAGAGGAATGAAAATAACCGCTACTCGTCAGCAGCGGTAGCACCAAGAGGGATCCCACCTCTCTCTCACATGGGTTGTTGTTCCGATTCTTTTTTCTCTCGGAGATGTGAGCACGG